ATGAAGAAGGACGTGAACCGTCTTTTGCGGGGCCATCGAGCCAACATCGATCGTTATGCGAAATTGCTGGCAACGAACCTGACCGAACTTGAGCGCCAATACATTCATCGGCGCATCGCGGAAGAGCACGCGGCGATTGCGCGGCTCGAGGCTGAGCGCTTCCTGCCGATAGCGACAGCAACGGCAGATCCGGCAACTCTGATCGCTGCGAGACAAGCTGCGGGACGGCAAAAGGGTGGTGGTAGCGGCGACGCGCGCCGGGCCTTTTCGCTAACGGCGGGAGCCCGCGCAAACGGTTGATCACCTGGTGCGCCCGCTTGCGGACAGGAGTGCCTGCCATGCACTCCTGCATCGCCGCGCCGGTGCCGGCCTTGCGGGTGGACGAAGGAGAAGGGCTCTCCTGACCCTCAACCGTCGGCGCCTTGCCGGGGCATTTGTAAAAATCGTCCAAATGGTCGGAGCGGCGGGATTTGAACCCACGACCCCTAGTCCCCCAGCAATGGATGTGTGCGGCGACATTCGTTCAATCCTTCAATGAGTTAAACCGCCTTCGGGAGGGGCTTTCGGGACTTTCTTCGGGACTTCTGGACGCGCTCCAGCGCCGTGCTCACTTCGTCCTGCAAGACGTGCGCGTATTTGAGCGTGGTCTCGATCTTCGCGTGGTTGAGCGCCTTCTGGACCAGCTTGAGGTTGCCAGTGTCGCGCAACAGCTTTGTCGCGAAGTCGTGCCGCTTGTCGTGGAAACGGAAGTCTTGCACGCCGGAGCGCTTGCGGCTGCGCTTCCATTGCGTCTTTAGGCCGTTGTACGTGATCGGGCAGCGCGAGCCCTTCACGCGCTTGTCCTTGGTACGTCTCGCGACATAGGTGAAAACGAAAACGTCGTGGTGGCCCCGCAGCGGCCAAAGGATTTCGCGAATAACTGAGGTGATCGGCACGGTGACGCGATTGTCGCCCTTGCCATCCTTCACGATCAATCTCGCGTCCCAATTCACCTCGTCCCATCGCAGGATGCACTCGTTAAGGCGCAGCCCCGACGCGTTCGCAAAGTCCATGATCGGCCGGTAGTCATCGCGCGTTGCAGCGTCGAGACGATCGCCTTCGTCGTCGCGCAATTCGCGGACCCTTTCTTTGGGCTCTTTCAGCCAATGCTTTTTCCAGTTCGGCTCCGCATCCAGCCGCACCCCCCAAGCCTTGGCGCGGGTGAAAAGCTTCTTCAGAACTTCCGTGGTGCTGCGGTTAACGGTCGCATTGGACACGAACGGCAACGGCGGCGCATCCTTCGGCCGGGACTTGCGATGATCCTTGACGCGATGGCCTCGCCGCCACGCGACGAGCTTGGTAACGTCATCGTCCCGGATGTCGCTCAACAGCTTGTGTGGCCCGAAATACTCGATCAGACGCGCGAGATCGCGTTCCGTGGTCGACGCGCCGGCATGGTGCTGCCCGACCTCGATCCAATAGCGATCCGCGACATGATCGAGCTTGAGCGATACAGCAGCCTTGCCACTCTCAATCGCGGCGAGCTTAGCCTTGTCGCGCTCTTGGCGCTCTATGCCTTCTGCTTCTCGCTTATTCGCTGTTCCCGTCGAGCCGTGAAACCGAGCACCACGGTGCCAGAAATCGAAGTGGTAGAACGGCGAGCCCTTCGGTCGGTAGACAGACATGGGACAACCCTGCGGGTTTGTTGCTCGATAAACTCGTCAATGTCGGCGTCGGAAAAGGCGCGGCGAGGGCGCTTCTTGCCATTGCCGGTGATCACGTATTTCAGCGCGCCACTTCGGACATGCTCATTCAATGTCTTGATCGAGCACTTGAGGCGATCGGCGGCTTCCTGCGGCGTGAGAAGCGTGATCATGGCCGTCACCATACCCGAAGCGGTGCCAGCAAGGCCTCGACCCCGCCGGGCAGTTTCGCGACGCTGGCATTCACCACGACGGCCTCGCGGTTTTCATACATCGCGGCGACCTGGCGCTTGAGCGCGATCGCGATCGGTGCGGGCACCGTTGGAGCTGGCGGACTGCCGCCATCGGTCGGATAGCCGGCGCGAAACCGGACCACGACGTTTTCAGCGCGCCTGCCTATCGAGGGCCAGCGTTTGCCGCTCTTGAGCACGATGCGCGCCTTGCCGAACCCACCAATGCCAACGACTTCGTAGTCATCCGTCGATAGCGTCTGCAGCACATCGGTCGCGTCATAATAGGTGACGCTTTCGACCTCGATCAGCGGCGGCAGCGGGATCTTGATCTCGTTCGCTTCGAACGCCGCAAGCCGCAGCTCCCATGTCTGCTCGCCAAGCGCCCGGCCGAGCCATCCGTCCCGGCCGTCGATGTTCTGAATTGCCGCCGCGATGTAGCTTTCGATAGCGGCATCATCGTCATTGAAGTCGACACGCAAGTGGTCCTTGGCGTCATGCAGCGGCAGCACGTCGTCTTGATCCGGTGCCTCGATCAAATAGAGCGCCATTGGGGTCATTCCTCCGCCGCGCTGCCGCCGCCGCGATCCGCGATCGGCCGTCCGGTTTGCTCGGGCTGCATATTCTTCGGCGCGAGATAGGCCTCCGCATCCGCGTCGGTGCGCGGGTTTGCCTTCTCAAACCGGCGCAACTCGTTTGCGTTGTAGACGCCAATTTCACGCGCGATCCGGTACGCCTGGAAGCGCGTGAGCATGTCGCCACGCAGCAGGTCGTCAACATCAAACTCGACTTCATAGGATCGACGGGCGGCCGTGGTGAGCAAGGTGCGCTCGATCGCACGTTCCCACTTGTTCAACCAAGGCTGGATCGATTGGGTATAGAACCATCGTCCGACTTCCGAGATCGAGGAGTAATTGCCGCCTTGAAAGTCGCCGATGATCGGCCCAGGCACGCGATAGATGCGGGCGAGCTGCTCGACGGAAAACCGGCGTGTTTCGAGCATTTGCGCGTCGTCGGGCGAAACCGAAATCTGTTGCCACTTTAATCCCTCTTCGAGCACGGCGACCTCGCCGGCCTTGTCCGCGCCGCTGTAAGTCGCCTTGAAGCTGTCCTTGAGGTTTTTGGTCGCTTCCTCGCCCAGGTGCTCCGGATGCGACAGAATGCCCGACATGGCCGCGCCGTGGCGGAACGTGCTGCCGGCGTAGCGTTCGGCAGCGAGCGCAACGCCGAAGGTCTCTCGGGTGCGAGCCAGTCGCGACTTGCCGACCACGCCGTCGTCGCTGCGGTCCTTGAGGTGCAGCATATCTTCGGGGAGCACGCGCCGCGTGCCGCCCTCCGGCAGTGACACGTCAAAAGCATAGCGCCCGGTCGTGCTCACGCGCACGACGCTGACGTGATCCGGATGATAGGGGACGAGGCCGATCACAGCGCCGCCATTGTTGCGCTGGACCTCAGCGTAGGAATTGCCGCGCAACAGGCAATGCGCAGTCTGCATTTCGATGAACTCCGCAGCGGTCTGGCGCGGGTTCGGGTCGCCGCCGAAAATCAGCGCCAGCGGGTGCGACGGGTCTTCCATCCGCGCGCCGTTCGGCATCTTGCGATAGACGCGCACCGGCAGCATGGCGACGGTTTCCGCGATCGCCTGGACGCAGGCGAACACGGTGGAGAGATTTTCGGCAAGATGTGGCGAGACGTACACGCCGGCATCGGTCGCGAAGTCCGCGCCGGTTTTCATCAGATCCCAAGTCGTCGGCTGTGACCGCTTTTCGGTCGTGATCGTCTGCGCTTCCATGGTCACACCGTTTCCAGAAAGCGCCGCAGCGCCCGCAGGCGAGGCGCGGGCGCGAATTTCAATTCGTAGCTGCGCCGGGCGACGGACGTGTCGAGATAAGCCGGCTGCGACGTGATCGTGACCTCGTGCAGGTCCACGTCGATCAGCTCGCGGATAACCTTGTCGCCGCGAACTTCCCAGCGGTCGCCGCCGGCGGGCGTCGAGAATGCGAAGCTCGCTCCGCGCACGTCGCCGCGTTCCACGCTCACGAGAAGGTCGCGCGCGGCCGTGGTGTCGGGCACGTCAATTTCAAAGGCGAGGCCCTTGCTATCTTCGGTCAGCCGCAACGTGCCAGCGGAGCGCCGGCCAAGCACGAGCTGCGGCATATGCTGTACAAGCGCGAGGGGATCGCGTTCGGTCTTGAGCGTGCGCGTGAACGCGCCGGGCTTTACGATCTCGGTAAATCCGCCCAGGTCTTGGGAGGGCGAATTGAAGATCGCCGCATGGCCGACGAGCCGGGGGGACTTTTTGTCCCCCTCGGCCCGCAGCTCGATCGCTGTTCTGCGCTCGATCGGCGTCATGGATCAATCCTCGCCGCCGGGGATTTCAGGCTCGACCGACATGTCGTCGGCAAACGCGAAGCTTTCCGGGTGCCGCACCTGCACGTCAACGTCGCGCATGGCGCGCACGAGCACGCGGCCCTTGGCGTAGGCCGTGGTATCGTATGGGTTCACCAGAATGTCGACGCCGGACCAATAGCCGATCAGCAGCGACGACCAGTCGCCATAGATCAGCGTCGCCGGGACCGGCGAGCCGGGAGAGCCGCCATCAGTGAGCGCGCCGGGCAGAGCGGACGTTACCGCCGCTGCGTAGCCCGCAAGCTGGCCGGGCGCGTCCATCAGGAAGCCGGCGCTCCCATCGGCGTTGACCTTGGTGGTCGAGCGCAGCTTTTTCACCGCCCAGGCATTCAGCGCCCAGCCAAGTGAGCCCATGTTGGCGTCTTCCGCCTCGACGGACGCGATAAACTCCAGCACCTTGTCCCACGTCAGCCAGCCGCCCGTTGCGATCTCGGTGACGCCGCTGGTGTGCACGATGCCGCGCGGGGTGTTGCTCGACGCATCTCCCAACATGGCCTTGTTGTCGATCGCGCGTGCGATGATCGCAGCGAGATCGTTGCGGACAATCTGCTCGATCGAGGGCGAAGCATTCAGCAGCGTGCGCCGGCTGTAGCTCGTCATCGCGCCGACCGTCTTGGGCGCGAGCGTCACGTCGTCGAATGCCGCGTCGGTTTCGGTGAGCGAACCATCTTCGCCGACCCACTGCGCTGTCGAGCTGCCGGTCTGGCGTGGAATGTCGACCGTGCCGATCAGGCCGTCGAGCACCGTTGCGCCAAGGCGTTCCGTGGCGAGCTGCGAGCGGAGCCGGTCAATGAACAGGTCCGCGCGGTGAACATTCGGCACGAGATCGGCCGCGCTCGATCCGACGAGCAAGGTCCGCTTCTCCTGCAAGAACACCTGATCCGGAACAGCGATGCCCTGGAAGGCGCGACCGCTGCGCCGGGCTACTTCGGCGCTGATCTCGCGCTCGAACCCGGCGTCGACGTCGCCGCCGCCGAGATCACGCGGCAGCGAAGCGCGGATCGCCTTGACGACGGAAAAGTCGCGGGCGCGTTCCTCGAACGCACCGTCGCCGAGCTTGCCGTGCACGATGGCCGGCGCGCTTCGCTCGGCATCGGCCAGCGTTTGCGCGCGGCCGATTTTCTTGTCGAGGTCGGCAATCTCTTTCTTGAGATCGCCGAACTTTTTGTCCTCGTCGGACGTGAGGTCGCGCTTTTCGGTCTCAGCGAGATCGGAGAGCGCGCGCATTGACACGACAGCGTTTGCGCGCGCTTCCTGTAGTTCATGCAGTTTCATAAAAGTCTCCATCTAAGGGAATGCGCGTCTCACGACGGGCAAAGGTGAAGTTGCAGCGGCGTCTGCATCCGAGAGAAGATTGCCCGGACGCGGGCCGATCCTCCCGGCATCCCGGATGCAGTTGGTCGCGCCGCGCGACCTCGCGATGTTGCCGGGAGAATTTCATGCGTGGCCGATCGCTCCATTGCTCGCTTTGGAGACTTCGACAGCACGCTGGATAATCGAGAACATGTAGGAGCTGGTCGCTCGCTGCACCTGCTCCGGTGTAAGATCGGGAAATTCGGCAGCGATCCATGTCTTGATGTCACCGATCATGCCGATGACGGTTTCGCCTCGCTGATCGATCGGCACCATCGACAATTCCAACGCCGGGCCGTCGATCCAGTCTTTTTCGAATTGCGTGCGCGTGTTCATTTGAACACCTCTGCAATTGCGATCAGCGTGCGTTGCGTCACGCTTTCCGTTCCCAACCTGTCAAACTTCGAAGCCTCATCTCGGAGCCGACTGTACGTTTGATGGGCCGCCCGATTGAGATCGGGGTTCACTTTGTAGTTGACCTTCATCTCGTACCGGAGCGGGCTGTGGAACATGATCTCCATGGGAAGCGGAGCGGGCACGTCCGAAACACCGAGCGCCGTCTGCCATGCTGACTTGTAGCCATCGACCAGATGAGCTGCGGGATGAACGAACAGCTTCGCCATAACCCAATAGCGATCGACCTCGACCATGATGCCCTTGGCGTCATCGATAAAGTTCGCGATCGAGCCGTCGACATAGCGATCAATCAGCCACCCAACCGCGCGCGCGAACGACATGTCCGCCGGCCAACCGAACATCGCGCGTTGGCAATCGAGAATGGGGTCCGCCCGATCCTCGCCGCGCAGGATCCCGGCGACGTTGCCAATAGGGTCGTGCACGATCAGGTCGCCGACCTCGCGGGCATTCTCTGCGGCGGCTGTAGGTGATCCGCGAAGCAGAGCAGCCAACATGTAGCCGGCCATTGTCGTGGTGATGCGTGGTGCTGACTTTGGGCCGCCTCGGCTAGTCTCTGGAAAAATGCCCGCGCGGCGAAGATCGCGAGAATAGGCCTCACTTGTCGCGTGAGGCATACCCCTGACCGCCGAAATAGCCGTGTTGAGCCTGTTGACCGTGGTCATGGCCGCCAAATCCAAATCAGGCGGCATGTTCGTTTGTTTTTACGAACAAGTCAAGGAAGTTCGTAAGATTTTACGGACTGTGGAAAAATCATCCCTTGGGAGCTGGCGGGGTCGCATAGATGCCCTTTGCGGCATCGCGGGCGGCCTTGGCTTGGGCATCGCGCCTTTCTTGGAAGCCGGGCTGGTCAGCACGCCAATCCGCGATCTCCTGGGCGAGGCCTTGCAACGCCGGAATTAAACTCCGCATGAGATCGTTCGCCTGCTCCTGCAGGTCGTTGTGATCCTTCATCTGCTGCTTAAGCTGAAACACTTCACGCGCGAGATCGTCACTCATGGTGCTTCCTTTTCTGATGGTTGCACCTTAGAGTTTAGCGCCGCGACCGGATGCTACCAACACCCGGCCGCGACTTGTCACCAACCGCCGTTACCGGGCGACCGATGACCGATTCGAAACCTATCAAAAAACCTGACCGGCTTCGCGCCTGGCTGCGGCTCCATGAACAGGAGCACTGCCATGACCGCACGTTCGAAACGCATCCGCAAAAAGCCCAAGCTCGAAGGATCGGAGAAATACTGGATCGAGGCGATTACCTCGTCATCGGCGCGCGCCCATGAGCTGACGCAGGAAGCGTGGCGCAAGTCGCCAGAGCTGCATCCGTTGGTTTTGAGCGCAGCCCTCCGCGAGATCATGATCGACATCGGTCACGCAGCTGCCATGTCGAAGAACTTGGCAGACGCGCTTCTCGGAAAGACGGGGGCGCGCTCATGAGCCGCTTCCACGGCGAAGCACCGGAGCTGCTAGAGCGTGGGTGCGCTCCCGTCTATTTCGTTAACGGCATCGGCCGTATTCAAAATCTACCGGGCGGCAATTTCCTGATCACACTTTTCCGAACGGACCAACGTTTCCGCGAGGTTGAACTCAAGATCGTGGTGGCGAAATGCGACTTGGAGATCATGCTACGCGCTGCAGACGGTGCAGTGCAGGGTGTGCAAGTGCATGAACCCGACACTCTCGCGTTGATGTGAGGATCAAGCCACCTTCACCGAAACCAATCCGCGCGTCCTGTAGACGCTTTCCTTCTTCGGCGCGACCTTCACGGCCGCGCCGATTGCCATTGTAGCGGCCACGAGGCCGTCTATGCGGCCGGTCGCGCGCTCCTTCACGAGCTTCCGCGCTCCGGTTGGATCGCTCACGGTGACAGCATTCGCGACGCACATGTCGAGAACCGGATGGCCGGGATGCCGAAGCTCACGCCGCAGCACCGCCGTCTCGATCGCGTCGATCGCCGGACCCATATCCTTCCAGCCTTGGCCGAATTCCATCAGCTCGATCTTCACGCCGGCTTCGTCCATCAGCCGTTTGATCTCGTCGAGCCGCCACCGATCGGCGGCACAGAACTCGACGCTATAGTCCTTTGTGATCTCACCCATGCGATGCACCACAAACCGCTTGTCGATCGCGCGGCCGGGAGTGGCTTCAATGAAGCCCTGACGATGCCAGAGGCGATAAGGAACGTGGTCGCGACGCTCCGCTTCCTCCAGATTGTCCAGCGGCATCCAGAACCAACACCGCAGGTCTTGCGTCTGCGGAAACCACGCCGCGAGCGCGGTCAAGTCGGTTGTGGACGACAGGTCGAGCCCCAAAATGCACCGTTGTTTCGCGGAGAACAGGTTCGGCGCGTCGTCGTGCTGGCACGCGCGCCAGTCGCGTGCGTTGAGAAAGCGGGCCGTCGCGTCTACAGGCTGGTTCAGGTACAGCAGACGGAACGCCGGCTCGCGCGCGGGCAGGGCCTTCGCCTCCGCTGCGGCGGCGCGCATTTCCTCCAGCGATCGGAAGTCGCCCAGCGCCGGATTGCAGGCGAACCACGTTTCCTCCGCCCAGGGATCTGCATCATCGGGGGCGGCAAAGATGATCGGAAGGAATGTATCGTCCTGGATCACGCCATCGCGCACGCGTTGTCCGTATTGCACCAACTCGGACATGATCGAATTTTTGTCGTGCGATTGCGTCGAGATCGTCACGAAAAGCGGCTCTGCGCGCGCCGCACCGCCCGTGGTGAGGGCGTCATAGAGATCGCGCTTTGGCCATTGCGCCAACTCATCCATGATCGCGAACGAGACATTGAGCCCGTGAGCTTTGCGCGCGTCGCTCGACAGCGCCTCATAGGTCGATCCCGTCACCACGTCCTCGAGCGTTTTCGAATGCTCGCGGATGATGATCCGTTTCGAGAGCCCCGTGTCGGCGCGCACGAACGCGACCAGCTCTTTCAGGATAAGCGCGGCTTGCTTTCGATCCGCAGCAGCGCTGTAGACCTGGCCGCGCTGTTCGGCTTCCGGCCCGCAAAGGTGCGCCAGAGCAAGAGCGGCCGCGAGCTGTGTTTTGCCGTTCTTGCGCGGGATGGTGATCAGCGCCTTGCGCTTGCGCCGGCGGCCTTCGGCATCGGTCGCGTACAGGGCCTCGATGATGGCCCATTGCCAGTCTCGAATTTTGAAAGGTTTTCCGGCGTGCACACCGGACGTTATTGGTAAGCTTTCGATAAACGCACGTACCCGCTCGGCCCGCGTCAAGCCGGGCGCTTCCCAAGCCTTCGGCTTCGGCGGACGGCCCCGTTTTTTGCGCTCGATCGGCTGCGCTCCAATGCCTCGCAATCCCATGATTTCAATCCGAAGTAAGTGTGCGCGGAGGTGACCCACCGGTCCGCGGCTCGCCGCGTCCCGATGATTGAACCCGCCCCCCGGTGAACCAAGGGTGCAGCGGATCGCGCGGTGTTCCGTCTGCGAAGCATCCCTTCACCGATAGCCTGCCGTCATTGCCGCGCCTGCCGTCTCGACCTTCCTTCACTGCATGGTCGTGCGGCTTGCAGAGCGAGCGCAGATTGTCGAGCGTATCGGTGCCACGGTCTCGGCGGCGCTTGATGTGATCGACCGCATAGGCAGGTTGCCCGCACCCTGGCACGACGCAGGTGTAGAGATCGCGTTGAAGCGCCGCCTTGCGCAGAGCCTGCCAAGCCTTGGTCTTGTAGTAGGGATCGGCGCGCTTCATCGTCAGCCCGCCGCTGTGCAGTGAAGCTCAAGCGCGATCTTCCGTCCGATCCGTCGCGCTTCATGGATGTTATACATCACGCCGTCGCACGTGATCCGATAGGCGGGTGTCACGTTGTCGACCCATCGGCAGAGAATGACGCCCAGCGCTCGGCATAGTCGACCCATTCCGTGATCTCGTTGCCGAACCCATCGTCACCCACGACTTCCTCACGCTGGATCGTGATGCGCCTGTCTAGATCGCCCGCTCGCATGTCATGCCCTCCTTCGGAAGCCATTTCGAGGCTCGGCAGTTGCCCAGGGCTCCCCTCGGATAGCCCCTTGCGGCCTTTCCGCTTGCGCGAACCCCTCTTTCTGTAACTCTGTGGTCTTCGTGGTGCTCACCAAATTCACCGTTTTGGACCCTATCGGGCGGTGCGCCGACGGGCCGCGCTTGAGCCACGTCCGCCAGTCCGCAGACGCGATCTCGATCAGGTTCGGAAGGTGCTTGCGGCCGGGCACCGGACGTTCCGTGATCCTGATGTGATGGAGCCGCCGCGCCTCGTGCAGCGTGGTCTGCACCGTCGTCCGGCACACGCCCGCCAGCGCCGCAATCTTGTCGATCGGGAGATCACAAACGCCGTGATGCTTGATCTCGCCAGCGATGATGCAGAGCACCGCACGCTGGCCTTCGGTGTAGTGGTGGCGCAGCGTGTCGGGCAGGGCGCTCGACCCGCCCAGGCGACGGCGCCGATCGCGAGAGGCTTGCCGATCGGGCGACCGCTGGCGTTGGCGCGGCGTGAACCGCGAGCCGAGACGGCTGCGAAGCTTCCCTACCGGCTTCATGGTGACGACGCCGGGCACGCTCGACGCGGCGCGGCCCATCGGCCGGCGGTTGTTCGCCGCCTCTTGCAGGAACGCGGCTTCCTCGTCGCCGAACTCGGCATTGCCGTAAGCGGCCCAGATACCGCGCACGATGCCGTCGATCTCGTCGACGTTGCGGGCTGCATTCAGGCGGTCATAGAAGCACGAGGCGGCCGGCGTCAGGCTGGCGAGGGCGGTCATTGCGCGCCCCCTTCGATCAGACCCAACTCCCGGGCGCGGTGCTCAGCCTTCACCAGTGCGTCGGCGAGCGCCGGCAGATGCTTCACCGCGAGCGTGATGCCGGTCTTGCCTGGCTTCAATCCGTCGTCGTCGTGATACCAGACGCGCGCATTAACCGTGTGTCGCCCGCTGTAGTAGTCGAGAGCGACCCGAACGACCTCGCGGGCATTGCGATCCCATTCGGCAATGACGATCGGGAACGAGAGCGGAACGCTGTTCGGGAGTTTTTCGGGACTTTTGGTGCCGACTTCGGCACTTTGTATCCCGGATGTTCCGTTTTTCGTCGACCGGCTCTGATCGCCAGTTCGGAAATCTTGTTTGTTTTCAAGTCGGTTAGTGGTCGGAGCGGCGGGATTCGAACCCAC